TCTTACACCATATTTATTTAATGATGCAACTTGTAGTGCGTCTTGAGCCTGAATCATTTTTTGATTTTCTCTAGCAGCTCTTATTGATTTGTCACGCCAATATTGATGGTAGTTATAGTCTATATCTTCTCTTACTTTTACTAAATCTTCATCTTGAACCACCACACTCAAATCATCAGCCTTTTTTTCAAGTGCTTCAATAATATCTTTAGTTAGCTTCACTTGCTTTCCATCGACAAAGTAATTTAAATTCTTTAGTAGCTCAATACTTTCTTCCTCTAACTCGTCTTTGTTAAATTCTATATCTAAATCCCTTGAAATACCTAGTTGTTCAAAAGACTCCAAAGTGTTCATGATGTTTTCATATTCATCAAACTTTTGTTTGTAAGTCTTATAGTCTATACCATCAGCATTTTTGTCAAAATATTCTCTACTATATAATTCAAAAGTGTTTTCGTCTTTCCAACTACCATTTACAAAATCTCTCGCTTCTTGAGGGTTGTCAAATGAATATACTTCGTTTCTTTTTTTAGCTTCTTCTAAAGCTTCATCACCTGAAAGTTTTAACCAATATGCTCTTCTAGTTCCGTAATTAGAATCCGGGCTTTTAGGAAATAGAGTTGGATATACTATAGTCTTGCCACCTTCTTGTTTGGTCTCCCAACCATATGCCTCAACTCTACCATTTTCTAACAAACCTCCTTTACGCATATTCATTACCTTCAATGCGGTGTATTGTTCGTCTGTAAATTCTGTTTCTTCTTTTTTAGGAGTGGCATTCTCTTTCATAAAGTTCTTAGCCGCCTCTAATTCATCAGTATCAAACTGTAATGAGTTTCCGTTCTCTGCCATCACAGTTATTTCATCATCAAAAAATCCCTCGTCTACCTTAAATATAAAATTATAATCTTCAAACTGATTATTCAGAAAACCAACACCTGACTCTATAGATTCATCAAATATTCTTTCATTGGTATTTAGTAAAGCACTTTGAAAATCAGGTGATTGAACAACTTCTATATTGGCTTGTTCAGTTGTGTATTTTTCTTCAAGCTCTCGTTCTCTTGCTTTTTGCTCTGCTGCCAATCTTTCTTCAGCATCTCTAAATTGAGCTTGTTGAAATTCTTCAGGAGTAGGAAAATCATCAGGTAATCCCGGTGGTTGATATCCGGGAATCTCAGGATATAATTTCATCTCAGGAGCAAGGTTGACACGAGTATTGTCTTGAGCAACCTCCACTAACTCCGGTTGTAGTTGTGGGTTTTGTTGTGTATTATCTACTACAGGAACTTCATCAGGTATAGTTACACCTAATAACTTAGCAAATTCTTCTTGGTTTTTTTGATACCCTTCATCTACGGCAAACTGAAAACTTAAATCAAAAGCTTCTCTGTTGGAATTTAGAAGCTCAAGAAACTCTTCACGAGACTTTCTATATCCCTGACTAACTGCGTGATTATATAATAGTGAAAACGCTTCTTCATTCATCCTTTTTCTTTATTTAAAAACCGCTAAAACTTCCATCAGGGTTATTGGTTGTTTTGAAATCTTCATTAAACTCTTGTCCGAAGAATATAGTATCTGTTCTTCCCATTCCTTTTATTTGATTTGTTTGGTCTGCAATATCTTGTGAAGCAAATACACTCACACTTTCATCACTTAATGCATCAATAGCTGCCGCTATGGAATCAGCATCATCTTCTTCGTAAGTAATAATTATTTTCCCATCAGGGTCTTTGATTTCTCCATCGGCTACGGTATAGCCATTTGTCAATCTCAACTCTGTTAATAAGGTAGTTAATCTAGTCTCTACATTTCCACTATCGTTAGCCATTTCATTAGGGTCGTATTGTGCAGTTGCTGTATTCACAACTGCTCTTTCATATGTTTGAGCAGGAGACTCACCTTGCTGCCTAACTGTTTTAGTTCTTCCTTTTCCACTTCCTCTGTTTTTCTTACCATCGTTAAATGAAGTTCTCTCAGCAAACTCCGCATCAGTCTCACCATCTAACCTCGGTATATTAAAGCCTTGATTTAATACATCTCCAACATTGTCAGTAATTTTAACCTTATTGATAAGTTCCGTAACAAACTCTCTCATGTTTTTCATCTGACCTCCTTCTGTCTCAAAGGAAACAGTTTCTGTTGTTCCGTCAGCAAACTGTACTCTTACACCTTTTGGTGTTCTGTCTATATAGTTTATAATTAATGAAGGGTCTTTACTGTCTTTGTTGAGGTCTTTTACAAAACCAAGGGTCGACTCAATACCTGCATCATCATCATAATATAATTTTGTCAACTCTGTGAATGCCTTTTGTGAAGACTCTCTATTAACTTTAGTATCAGGTTTGAAACCTCTTCTACTTGTTGAAGTAGTTATTTCTTTATCTATTGAAGCATCTATTTGCCCTTTGATATGTTCTTCTGCTGCCTTCCTTTGTTTTTCAGTCAAATCAGGTACGCCTCTAGCGGATTTTGATGTATCAATAAATATTATACCTTCTTTACCCTTGTCGGCAGGGTCTTTACTAAAAGTATATGGTTTACCGTTGGGAGCCGTCAAGCCCTCGTCAGTTAAAATAGATACAACATCCCATTCATTCACCATAAATCTTGCTGTGGTTTCATCTCTCCATTCTTGATATAATTTAATTTCTTCATCATCACCATACATGCCACCTTGGGACCTAGTCTTTATTAAGTATTCTAAATCTCCCTCATCACCATACTGCATTTTTAGTGAATCAATTATACCAAGTCTTGACTTGTCATCTTTGATGGCTTTTTGTAAATCAAAATTATCATATTGAGAATTTAGTGCGGCAGTCATTTGGTTGACAGTCATAAATTGATTTGGGTCTCCATCCATTTTTCCATCCTCCCAATGACCAATAGAAACCATACCATTGTTTTGATTAATCAATGCTTTTGTGTTTTGGATATTATAAAGACCTCCTATTTGGTCCATCTCCCAACCTTCATATGCTTGAGATAAACCATTTTTTTGCCTTTCCATTTTGAGCTTGTATACTTCTTCGTATTTTTTAGCCATACCATAAATCTTGTCGGTTGAACTATTAAGGTTGGCTGCTATTAAAGAGTATTGACGGGGTTGTAGTAAACCTGCTTTTAATGCACGATTAGCTGCTAACATAGTAGCTGCACCATCAGCAGCAAATTGAGCAGCAAACTCATTTGCTTCAGTATAAGTACCTGAAGGAGCATTAGCAAGTCGTTCTTGCATTTCACGAGCTGCTTTATCAAGCTCGTCTTTTTTTGCTTGTCTTCCTGCAATTTCTGCTTGTAGAGTATCTGTAAAGACTGATGCGACTGCTGACCAATCAATTTGACTGTCGACTTGTCTATCCACATATCCGTAACCTGTGCTCATGTTATATGCCTAATATTTTAGCTATTTCTGCGTTGGTCATCATAACTTCTTTGAACTCTCCTGTTCCTTTGCCGTCATCATCTAGAATTTCAACTTGTTTCATAAACCTCTTTTCTCCTGACCTTTTAGCTTGTTCTATTGTCAATTGTCTTTCCGTTTGTGCCGGATTTTTTGGGTCAGCCACACCTAACCCTTGTTGTAGATTATACATCTCTAAGAAACTTCTACCTTTCAAGTTTGCTCTTTGAGTATCACTTAAGCTTTTATCAAATTTTCTAAATACTCTATTGTCTAAAGTTGATATCAAATCTTGATTGGTTGGGTCAATATTCTTTTGTATTTTTTTACCAAATATACCGGGCAAAAACTTTCCCTCTCTTACAGTAAAGGTAACATTACCACTATCTTTTAAGGCTTTTGTTTGGTCTGCACTAAGGTATTGACTTCCGATAGCTTGTTGTTGAGCATCTATATTTTGTGAATATAAAGGAACTACCTGAGCTGCTGATGTTAAAGCATCGGCTGCTCCTTGAAATCCCTGCATCATTGCTTGATTTGCCATAGCTTCTTGATTCGCAGCTTGAGCTTGAAATCCTTGTACCTCACCCAAGTCTAGTTGGACATTGAGGTCTCTTAGCCTAGCATCTTCCTCGGCAACCAACCTATCTAGGTTTGACATCTCTTTACCCATTTGAGTTCTTATCTGTCCTTGAGCAGCATCTTGAGCTACCTCTAATCTTCCGGCAGTAGCAGCGATACCTCTTTGGTCTCCTTCTCTTGCGGCTTCTAGTGCTGTTGCTCCTTGTTGAAGTGCTGCTTCACGAGCTAATTCATAAGGCTCTTTTTGTATTGCTAATTCATCTAGATAATTAATCTCTAGTCTTTTTCTTGCTAAACGCATAGCTTCGGCTGCTTTACTTTCAGCGTCTCTTGCAGCTCGTCTTGCTTTACCTGCTTGAGCAAAAGAAAGACCTGCTCCTGTAGCACCTATACCTGCACTTACTATTGCCGCTATTCCGGCTGCTCCTAATCCTGACATAATTCTAAAGCTTTATTAATAATTTCTTTTGGCAGTTCCACAAATGAATCTGCGTAAATTTCTTTTTCTGCGTCTTCCACATTGTCTGCATCTGTTTTATAAACACAAATCCAAGTGGTATCTTCATGTATGTAAAACACTCTTTGAGTTCCTATTTGAGTAAAAACCGTATGAGGTGCTTCAATATTTTTTACTTCACCTTCATCATTTAAATATGAAAGCTTACCCTTGACTAAAAAAGAAGGGTGTTGTTGTTTATGAATAAAAGAAACACATATATGCCCTTGGGGCATAAATATTTCTCTTGTATATAAACCACCTTCAAAATGATGTTTTAATGGGTAGTATTTTTTCATTAACTTTTCTTGCGGCTCACCTATCTTATGAGTAGCCGTTCCATCTACAGAGCTTATCAAGTGTTTAAATGCCTCTATCTTTTCCCATAATAATCCACGGTGATGATGTACTGCATTTAAAATCTGTTCAGGTCTATAAGTTTTTTTTCTTTTAGTCAAAGATAATACACCCATATTAATTACAAAGATACTAAAATTAAGGAAAAGATTTCATGACCTCCGATTCTACCACAAATAACTCTGATGCCGTATTGGCTTCTATCTCTAATTGAAATATGCCATAATGTCCGAGTATGCCATGTGATTCAGCGACAGGATTCTTTAGTGTAAAGAAAAATGACCCAATCTGTATAGGGAGGGGTGCTGTAGGTTGAGGTGCAGGATATGTTCCTGCGTTGGTACTATTAACAATAATACCTGCAAGAGGTGAGCCCGTAAATGATGAATCCATTGCAGTTCCTACTAGCGTTCCTAAGAAAATAATATCAGCTCCATCTTTAAAATAAACAAAGTCACCCAAATTATATAAACTCCCCAATGGTTTATCTATATCAAATAATATAAATATAGCAGCAGGGTCTGTTTGGTCTGTATCTATACTTTGACCAATACCATTTATACTTCTTAAATTTAAATTTGCACCCACCGGTATGGATGCACTTGCACCAACACCACCTGTAGGACTGTTACTTCTTAAGAATGCAAACCATGCTCCCTCTTTTTTAACAAAGTAATCTGCGTCTATTTCTCCATATATCTGTATGTCTGATGTAAACTTTGCAGACCACGCATCATCTCCTTCTAAGTTTAGGGTTTTGAATATTTTATTTTCTAATGGTTGGTCATTGAATACACTTTCAATTTGAGCCGGAAACTGCTCTCCATAATATTCATTCCTTGTGTTGTTGGTATTATGCCTATATAGATTTCCATTTTTAAATGTATATAGGAACTGATTCATACCAATTATATAATCAGGGTTGTAAGAATAGAAAGATGGAAAACCTTGTGAGTCCTCACTATAAGTAATTGTTCTTTTAAATTCTTCGGTTATGGGAGTATAAGTTGGCATATTAACAAGGAGTATAAGAAGTTATTACATGGTTTTGGTCTATATCAATCAATGCAGTTGATGCACCTAGATTTATAACATAATCATTCCCGGGTGGGAATCCTATCTCGCCATTTGCATCTGAAAAAGCAAATTCGTTTATTGCAGGGCTACCCGGTGTTCCATTTATGTTTGGTGCTGCATAAACTGTATCAGGAAAAGAAGCTACACTACAATCTGAATTAGGTGCAGAAATTGGAGTTGGTGTTAATGCCACAGGGCAATTGACTGTTGCATCCCATGCAGTAGTCGCACCCGGAGGTCCAAACGCTCTTAGCGTTATGGTTGTAAACGCAACACTTGTTCTTGGAATTACTATAGTAACATCACCCGGTCCTATAGTAGGAGTTAAATTAACATCAGCACTTGAACCTGTTACTACTCCATTTGAGTTTGTTGGGGTATTTGGAAAGTTACCATTGGCATCTGCCAAATAAAAATCTTGCCCTGTATATCCTCCTGCATCTAATGTGGGACCAATATTATTTGCACCTGAAGCATTATTAGCCCCTAAGAAATTATATGTGCTTCCGCTACCAAGAAAACCGAATTGAGGACTTGTTGCTGTGTTAAAGACTTGGTTTCCAAAAACACAACTAATTCCATCAACAACATTTTGCGGGTCAAAATAAACAATTATAGCACCTAGGTCAGTACCTATACCATAAGATATTTCGTAAAGACCGTTAGCACCGTTAAAAGTTAAAGCACTTCCACATGGAGTCACACACGAAGGACACGCCACTACAGGACCTAAAATACCATTTATTTGTTGTCTATAGTTTACGGAATCAGAATACCAACCGTCTGCTGCGGCAGTTGTTAAAGTAGCATCTGTAAAAACAGTTGTGCTAGTTTCTAATGTTGGTCCGTCTAAAAAAAATGTTCCTAATGTTGCCATAATTATATTATTATACCGGTGCTATACATCCGCAATTTAAGAATGTTGTTGTTAAATTTTGGAATCCACCACCTATATTTCCTTGTAATATTGAATCAGCTCTCATGCAAACAGTTGTTGATGCCCCTGCGGGAACTGTTAATAAGGTTGGATTACCCTGACAATCTAAATATCCAAATGTGATATTCTCTGCTTGTCCGTTGAATAAATCATAAGTACCACATGCAGCACTACAAGTACCATTAGCAAAAGATTGAGCTACTTCTGTGGCTACTTGATTTGTTGTTCCAACTACCTCGTAAATACACCCTGCGTTACCAACACCTGCTAATGTTACGAAATCACCAATTGCAACTGCAGATAAAGGTATATTATTTTGTGCTATAAGACTTATTATTTCAGATGTAATTCCATTTGTCTTATATACATCACACCTCTCTACTATCAGATTTAATGCAGAACATCCACAATCTGTGTAATTAATTACAGGGTTTCCTTGGTCAACAGATATAACTCTCGCACAATAAGTTCTTTCTTCAGTTTGAGGGATTTCCTCTGTAAATGTGGTACCCGAAGAATCTGTGATTGTTATTATTGCATCAGCTCCTGTAGCTGTTACCGTATAAGTTCCGGCACTTTGATTACAATTTGTTTGATTTACTATAATATTATTGACAGTATGTGTTGATGCGTCAGGAGTTTCTGCCCCTACTCTGTACTCACAATCATTGCTCACACCTGTTATGGTTACAAATGTATTGAGTGTCACGCCTAAAGTGGGTGGTATAATTACCGAGTCAGGACTTCCGGATGTGTTATTTATAACGATTGAACCTGAAGTATATTTTCTACAAAGGGTAGCTACTCTATTTGAAGGTGTATCACCTGAAGAACATCCACAACAAGCATCAGTTGCATCGCTTGAAGAATAACATAACTCAGCTTCAGTTGGGTCTCTATAGTCATATATTAAATATAAATTAGAGTCATTTGATGTAGGCATAGTAAATTGTCCTTCGAATTGATTTCCACCGCCTGTTATATTTGGTATATCATTAGCGGCTGCTAATAAATTAGCAATATCTGTGGGGGTGTTGAGATAAGTAGTGCTTGTTCTTAAAAACTTAAATGAGTTACTATTTATATTAAAGTTGAAGTCATCTCCTAAAGCGGGTATCTTATTACTGATAATTTTTACTGTTGCTCCATCAGCCGGTGCTATATTTCCTCCCTGTGCACCTTGCACAGAAGAAAACTGAGAAACTATTAATCCTGTTCCTGATTCAAACTCTATTTGTTCTGACTGCAATGCACTTAAAAAAGTGGTATCGTTCCATCTGTATTCATCATGTATAAATTTACCTGCTTCATTGTTGCTAGTGATTGCCACTTGTACTACATTCATTTGCACCGCATCAGGACAAAATACCGTCAGGTTAATATCAATAGGCTGACCCGTTAACGCCCCCGCTTTTTCAACCGTAACTTTTAGTAAGTTTTGATTTACAAAACTTTTATTAAATGTCAAAGCATAAGAACCGTCTGCATTTATAATTTGATTGAAAACTTGAGGACCTGAAGGGGAGGGGTATATACCTGTAATTTCTACTTCTTCACCTGCTTGTAACCCTGAAACTGTAAAGTCCACCTCAACATTTCCAATATCAAAACCTAAGTTATATAAAAATTCTTCTGATAAGTTTTTACCTAAAGTAAAACTTTGTGTGATACCACATGGTATCTCTACTTCAGGGACGGGTATTTGTCTATTTGTATTACTTAATACATATTCATCCATGTATGGGTCATAGCCACCCAACTTAAATGTATTAAAGTTATTTATAAATAAATCTCTAAAATAAGAACGCATCCCTGTTTCAGATATTACTTGTAAAGTTTCGTTTTGTGCCGAACTGCCTTTAAGTTGCAATACAGCTCCTCGTTTTGCATCAGTAAAGAATTTATCTGCACCCCATTTTGCAAAACTTTCAGGATTGTTGCTATTCCCATAATCTTCTATTCGAGCTATTTGTGTACCTAAAACCTGTGGGACTGATGTTACAGCACCCCCTCCTGTTGAATCACTTAATAAGTTTTTACCCTGTAAAACATAAGATATTTTATCCTCTTGTAACACAAGAATATCAGTAGCTCTTCCATCCATCAAAGATATAGGACCATACTCATCTTCTAATGTTTTAAAGTTAAGAAGTCCTAAATTAAACTCATTGAGTTTATTGACATTGCTTTCAGCATTAAATACACCACTATAGGTTATATCAGCAAAACGATGTGCTAATTCAAATTCTTTCTCGGATGTGCTTGTTGTTCTATTACCTAGTTCCAATGGTTTACCTACTATAGAATCTCTTATCTTGCTGCTTTCAACACCATTTCCAAAAGTGTAACAATTAAAAAAGTCAGTATCTATAATAGCATTTTGATTTGCAGTTTGTGATTGTACATTACCTTCATGAGTTCCATCAGGAAATACAGCAAAGGTATCTGCACTTTCATACCAAAGGTCAGGAGCTGCATCTTGTGGAACAGTTTCAAACACAATCAAAGTGTTCCTACGAATTAGCGTCATGCTAATTTTTAAGTTTACTCTTCTGTTTTTGTTTTCACCACATGACTTGCTACTTCTAACATGAAATCTAAGTTGACCTTTTTCACCTGCATTTGAATTATCTCTTGTCCATGCTATTGAGACATCACCTGAATTACAAGGTAAACCTTGTGGAGCCCCATTTTGTAAAGTTTGGTCAGGATATACTAATTCAGGTGGTGAGGCATTGGTATCTGTTCGTGCACTTTGTGCTGAAACCATGGCTCCATAAATATTCTGAGCATTAAAAAAATCAAATACATTCGCATAATCTTGAGATGCTGTCACGGTAACATCTGTTAAATATTCTACTAATTCACATTTATCACCACTACCTCCGTTTCTTTTATTATCTATTGTAACTCTTAAAGTTGAACCTGCAGGTATATCTAAATCTATTCTATCAAAAGTTGAAGGGACAAGAGGGTTATATGCACCTGTAGGAGTGTCAGGGTTATCTATACTTCCTATTTGTAATTTTAAAGTTTTACATTCAGGTGGACCTAAGAAACCATCTCTTTGAGCACTTCCCTTGGCACTATCTTCTTGAAAAGGGTTA